GGTGTCGGTGCGCTACCAAAAAACCTACCCCCCTTTGCATAATTACATTTCGCACACGCAGCAACAAGATTGTCTGGCGTGTCTGCGTTCTGATCGATGAGCTTCGACCTCGGCACTATGTGATCCACCGTCGTCGCTTCACCACCGCAATAGAAGCATATGTAACCGTCACGCTTCAGTATCTGGCTTCGTAGTCTGCGCCATTGACTCGTGCTGCCGTTGCGCTTCAGATAGCTTGCCATTAGTGCCAGCCCTTACGAATCAGGTGTCTAAGTGCCTTGCACGCTGACCCTTCATAGCGATGGTCTAAGTAATCTAGATGAGCCTTTATTTGCTTACGAGGTGATAGGTCGCGATACCAGGTTGAGCGCATCTGACCTAAGCCATAGTGACTACCGTTGCGAGCCTTGTAATTCCAGGTGCTCTCCCTATGTATGAGCTCCACATAGCACTCGAACTCAGTCCAATCTTTTATCTGGTTATGAGCATAAAGCTTCAAATTCATTGAATGGTTTTTCCAAGCATAAGAATTAGGCTGGCTAACAGATAAAAGATTTATAAACGCCAGAAGCGTGATAAATAGAGCTCGCCCGGTCGCTACTGCCCCGGCTCGAGCTCCGACTCCGCCGGCTGGCAGGCTAAGCGTAGCACGGTCGTCAAGTCCATTCACATAACCGCAGGTCAGACGGCGTGTCGTTTTCATGCTGCCTTGTCCTTTGGATAGCAATCTTCGCAAAGCTCCCTCATGTAAACCCATTTCCCACAAGCCAAGCAACGCTGAACCCTCTTATCGCGCTCCATAACCTGCCGCCTTCAATAGGTGGATGAGATCATCGAACGTCAGGATGGCGACCCAATCGCCGATCGCTTTCTCACCTTGCCCATTCATGCGAAGCACGCCCACGCCTAACCCTGTCTCGCGTCGCCTTCTTTTGAGCTGAGCCATAGTCTCGCTAATTGGTAGTCCGGCTCGAGCCTTGACCTCAATATCCAGGTTAGGAATCCCCAAGACATCAGAGCCAGAAGCCGCCATAGACGTAACATGAGCGGTGTGGAACCCCTGCCTAACGAGGTAATCAGCCACCACCTTTTCAGACTCTCGACCACGTTGCCTCCTACTCATCACCATGCCGATTCGTAATGGACTACGCACGCCCAGTTATAGTCGAATGGATCTTCCTCATGCATTTGCACCCGAAAACCGGAATAGCTAACGAGATCGATACCGCACCAATCACATTTCACCGGTCTGAGGTTAGGTTCGCCTGTCCGGTCGATGTTAGTCATTAGCTCGACCCTCAAAGACCCATTTGCCGCCTACCATTTTCGCCCACTTAGGCTCGCATTGATCAGCCTTGCGAGGTGATCCGCAGACATAACCGCAGTAAGGCTTACCAGCCTTTGACGTTCCTTCTTTGCGTAGCATGTCGCCATGCGCGCATTTGAAACCTTCAATGGATGCGCCTAGCTGAGCCTGGAGATCAGCGATGAATGTGCCGGTATCTTCAAATGCTTTTACTTCGGCGTCATCCCAAACGACGGTCTGCGGTTCGTTTGCCACCGGCTTTTCTTCTTCGACTACCGGCTTGAATGGTCTTTGGACTAGCGGTGTGTCTCCTTTTGCGACCTTTGCCATTTCCTCACGCGATGGTCGTTTTCCCTTTGCAGCGTATCCAGCGTTAGCCAAAGCCCTACCAATAGCAGACGTTTCTGCGTTTTCCAAAGCCGAAGTAGAATTGACCCCTCGATCAGTAACAGTCTCTTCTGCCATGCCTGAGGCGTAGAAGGACGCGTCCTCGTCCGTTCGATAAAGATAAGCAGCGACGATAAAGCGATTTCCTTCGTGTGATAATAGCTTCGTTTCAATGCGACCCAGCGGATGACCTTCCCACCAAGCCCGGAGCCGATCTTCGACCGGTTCGTAGTCATTCAGATTCCATCCCATCGATTGATTCCTTTCCTAACGCATAGTCCAATTGTTCACGAAACGTCCAGACCTTGCCCTGACCGTCAACCTGGCAATCGTTTGCGCATGGCTGGCAATAAGCCTTAGTCCGTCCACGTCTCTCATTTGTCTCGCTGATGACGATCCAGCGAGCTGGCGTCATAGCCCGAGTGTGCCATTCCGCACCGACCTTCCCATAGCGTATTTTGCAAATGTCGCACCAAATCTTGGTGTCGTGGTTCGCTCTAATAGGCATCAAACTCAGTTGGGTCGGTAGTTGATAGTTCGGCAGCAAGTGCGAGATAGGCACAACCGTCCACGTATCCGTCACGTCCTCGATGACCTGGCGTTTCAGCAAGTCGAGACACTTTGAGTAATGCCATACATACCGCGACCTGATCTGGCGTGATCGGAATATCCAAATATGCCGACCAAAGCTTCGAAATTCGTAAATGGTTAGTCCACGGGTGACCATAGACCGCACCTCGATCGCTTCGGATTGCATCAGATTCCCTTAGTATTTCCCGCGCTGCGATTGTTTTCGGCGAGTCGCTTTCCATCCCTAAATCCTTTCCAATAGAAGTTTTCTGTGAGTGCGGTATATAGCACGCCCAAGACGGGAATTGCTACGAGTGCGATGATGTAATAAATGGCTAATGGGTCGAAGCTGATAGCGGTCATGCCGCCACCAGCTCGAAGTAACGTGCTTGCGCCGCTTCCAACGTAGGCGCGTGCTCAATTGCGGAACGGTATCCATCACCGTCAGCAAACGAGATCACCCAACCGCGCCCACTACTGCGATACGAAGAAAAATACTGAATCGAATATCGGTTATCCATTGAAACGTAAAAGCCTGCATTGATTCGAACTAAGCTTGATCCGGGCATGATTTCCTTTCTGTGTCGGGCTTTCCGACATGAGGAAATCTACGCCTATCCAGCCAGACCGCAACCGGCTATCGGCGTGTCGTTGATAACGATTTCATAACGAAATCAGTCGCCGCATCGAAGTCGTCAATATGGTCGTCGATGGTTCGGGTAATCGGCACGATCCAATCAACCATAGACCTTCCCCTCGACCATAAATGAGCCGTCCTTCTCAATCGGCACGAATACCGGCGTGACCTTGCCCCTGGACTCGTAAATCAGCCCAAAGCCCTGCTGCCAATTACCGGCTCCACCTTTGAGATACTTGGCGTCCTTGAAATTCATCAGGTTTCCGACTTCAAGACCCCACAGAATACCCCCTAAAACGCCCCCAGAAGCCATCGTGAGCCCCGAAAGTCCTGCCCTATGGGTATGACCGCAGACCACCGATTTTCCATGCCTTAGAGCCAATCCTAGAGCCGTTTGACCGCCCTTCTGGGATACCTGCCCCTCGTCTCCGTGAAGAATAATCCAACCCTTAGCGAGCGGCATCGGGTCGCGCCAGAACTTGATGCCTAAGTCCGGCAAGCCGAGCCAATTCTCGAACTGAAGCTCGGGCAAGGCTGCTAAGGCTGGAAGCCTGGTCTTGATGGAGTTATAGAGCCGATCGGTGTGATTCGAGCGCACCATATCGGTCACTCGAAGGTCGAAAAGAACCTCCTGAGTAATCCGGCGGTCGCGATCGAGTGTGCCAGCGAATTCCCCTGCCAAGCCACGTTCCCATCGGGAGAGCTGAGGGAGGTCAATTTCATCGCCGACTGTTGCGACTCGGTCGGGTTTCCATCGCTTGATGAAGGCTGCGAGGTTTCGGACGGCTTTTGGGTCATGGTAAGGAACTTGGAGATCGCTGATAACAACGGTTCGCCTAATAGTCTTCTTCTTCCTCGTCGTCATCGTCCTCGATCGGACGCTCGGGAGCGGCGATTACCCAATCAGGTAAAGATTGCTCCAAAACGTAAGAAGTGATCAACGCATCCTCCCAGCCGGCGCGTCTCATCGACTCGGTGGCTTCGTGAATGCGGATCGCCCAAAGATCGAGGGCGGTGATTGGCTTCGTTCGCTTAGCGGCTCGTTCTTTTGCGCGCAGGCTTGCGAGCTTTTGTGCCTTTGTCTTTTTTTGAGCCATGCGAACCCCTTTCGGTCATAATGGTCGCATAGATGTCTGACTGACGTTCGGTCAACACGCCGATCTCAGCTTCTAAGCGATCCATTCGTTGAAATAGTTGATTGCCAATTTCCAAAACGAACTGTCGAACCGTCCATCGCAATGCAGCTACGAACGCACTCAGGATCGCAATCAGACCAGCTATGAGAGCGACCCATTCCTGGGAACTCACTTCTTATAAGGCTTCGCGTATCCAAAGACACCGGAAACGACCGCCCAAAGGATGGCTCGATAGTCGAGTTCGAAATTAGTCGCTGCCCAAGCTGCAAGGAACGCACCTGCGGCGAGGAATATCGGATGCTTCATGTAGTCGGTCACGGTTATCCAATCAAGGGAATATCAAAGAATGATCCGTCTCGATCACCCTTCGCGCTGAATGAGACATGGATATGGGAGTGATGAGGGTTCACACCCTTATACGGTCGCCATTTCCATAACCCGATTCCCGAGGCAATCTTTCCAGCATGAATCACATATTTTATCCGCTTATCCTTGCGAGCATGACGCCGGATTTGGTCTGCGAGATAGAGCGACGTATTTGTGTCGTCTAAGTTCGCATCGATGTCTAGAGCTCGAACGACTCCGTTTCTTCTAGGAGCGTGATCAGACTTTGAATCATGGCGAGCGTCAGCCACCCAGCCGTCACTACGACGGTCGCGCTCAGGAAAACTGTCGTCAATTTGTTCACGCATCTGCCTTCCTGCATGGCATAGCCAGGGCTTAGCTAAAGAGGAGTTTCGCTTCATCTTCCGTCAGCCCTAAACGTTCCAACAATTCGATTCGGTTTTGTTTCCTGGCTTCCTGCTCGGCTGCGCGCAGATCGTTATCCTGTGTTATTGCTTCGTGAATGTCCAGCTCAATTTTATTCATTTCGCGGTCAATAACTTCGTTCGATTCAACGTCAATAATTCTAATCGTATTTTCCATGATTCCCCTAGCTCAGAGCCAATCCGTAAACGTTGACCGTTCCGGTAAGAGTTCCTGCGCTGACCGTGAAAGTCATCGCGGTGTAACTTGTTGTATCGTTCAAATATCCCTGAAAAACGCCCGAATCTTGATTAGAATCGTTGTGCGCTGCTTGACCGAAAATGGTCGTTTTCTTTGAAAGAAAAGGATTTATCAACCAAAAAACCAAACCATTTTGAGAGTTAGCTGCACCCGATCGAGCAATTGCATTCCAAGAAGCACCGTTTGACGTTCCTACGTTTCCAGCACCACCACTATAAGATAAAAGCAACTTTGAAAGATAATAACCGGTAGTAGTTGAGCCCAAAGTCAAATTCAATTCGCGATTATTATCACCAATAACCACATCAGACAAGACAACTTGATAAGCGTCATAAGTCGCATTGAACACGTTACTAATGGTTGTCGTTCCAGATAAAGTTCCACCGCCAACTCTCACCAAGCCACTTCCACCCGAAGCAGCCGCCCATTTGAGACCTGTCGCGGTCGTTGAATCAGCCGTGAGAACGTGACCGTTTGTTCCGACCGCTAATCTATCGAAAGTATCGGCTGCCGTGCCAGCGATGAGATCACCTTTGGCATCGATTGCGGTTGCCATTGAGTTAGTAATCGTGACCGCTCCGGTCGTGCCACCTCCGGATATACCTGTGCCGGCGGTGACGGCGGTGATGTCACCCTGGTCGTTAGCGATCCAGACGAAATCCATATCGGCATTCGTGTTCTTTGCCAAAATTTGACCGGTAGTTCCACCTCGAAGATCACCCATTGAGGTGTCGATTGCGCTGCCAAGCGTGCGAATGGCTAAGGCACCGTCTTTTACCAGCGCGGTGTTATCCGGTGTGCTCCACCCGAAATTGGTTGTCGTTGCCATTAGCTAATCACTCCTGTCGCGTTTTGCCATGTAAGTGTACCATCCACCGCCGCCCAGGTTAGGGAGGGTGTTACTTGATCCCAATCCTGCGCGATTGTCCAAAATTCCGTTGGGCTTAGGGTCAAAGTTAGGGAGAGTCCGGAAAGTGTCGAACGGAACGTCCAGCCTTCAACATAGCCAACAAATGCACCGCCGTTGATGTTTGCTGGCAGGTTTGAGATTGCCACCGGCATACCCATAAACACGTTCAGAAGGCTGTTTCGGTTCGCATCGCTCAGTTCTGGATTCTGGAGCGCATAGGTGATTGAGTCGAATTTGGCTCGTGGCGTTGATCGGAAGCTTACGAAGCGTTCAGCGACCGCCTCCGCATCGTTGTCGTCATCGATCAGCGAATTGATCGTCCTGGCATAAAGCCCATAGGTGTCAATTGAATCTTGGTCTATAAATGTGTAAGACGTGCCAAAATTGTTTTTGTAGTTGATGACTAGGTCATTGACTAGATCACCCTGGCGTGTGGTGGATCGGATGCCATCGGCGAGCGCGTCATTAGCGTCGAGATTGACGTAACCATTGATAACTAGATAATCCTGGCGATGGCTGGCGTCTCCGTAGGAAATACGACCTGACGCGTCCTCGTAAAGATAGCCGATGCCTGAATTAGCAATATCCGAGACAATTGAATAAGTGTTCACCGGTGATGCGCTTCGAGCAATCATTTCGTATTCGCCCGTATCGATTTCGCCTATTGCCGATACGGCGTTAGCCCATGTAATCGACGGATCGTAATCTGCCCAAGTGAGAGCCGGTGGAACCTCGTTCCAATTATCAGCAAGCAAATCTTCAAGAATGATTCCAATTTGCGCGCCGTCAAGGGCTTTACTAAGCGATCCTTCCCAGACTGCATTCTGAAGCTTAGCGAGGGCTCCAAGCGCATAAATGTCCAAGACGGTGACGGTTCCAGCCGATCCCGTTCGATCGACTCCCACGCTTATATCTGAAATTCGACCGCCGAAAATAGGAACGAACGTGTTCGTCGTATCCCTGACCTCAATGAGGATTGAAGTATTCACACCCCACGAATAGACTTGATTCGTGAGATTGAGAATGCGAATCGCCGCATAACCAGCTTGCGCCTGAGCATTGACGTCAGTTCGACCGGACGTGATTGAGAAGCCCACCAGCGTGATGCCGGTGATTGTGTCGCCGTTAGCCTTGATGCGATATTCGGGAGTCCAGGCGGTCACGTTACGAGCACACCGCCTAAGAAGCCACCGCCGCCACCTGTGCCACGCGATGCGGACTCGGTAAGGACTCGGGCGATCTGGCGTGCGGTTGATTCTGAGTCGATTGCTCCGTTGACCGTGATGTTATTTGTGACCGGTGCGACTGCCGAAGCTGCCGGCGCGCTGGCGGTTGGAACGCCACGCTCGATGGCGCGGATGGATGGCGCGGATGGTGCTACCGCACCGCCCGACGGTGCTGCGATGGTTGGAATGTTCGGAAGTAGCGGAACCGCGTTATAAGCCTTGATGAGCGCGTTTATGCCGATGATGGCAGCTTCGACGGTTGCGGTGATGACCTTTGCCACGGTCGCGATGACTTTGATAACTCCCTCGGCAATGACGCCTAAGCCTTTCAGCGCACCACCTAGAACCTTTCCGATGGTCGGTGCGATGTAAGTCTGGATCAAGTCTGCAAATGCGCTAAACGATTCTCGGTTGTCGCTGATCGCGTTTCGAACGCGGTTGAATAGGCTGACCGCGCCTTCGAATGCCGGACGTAAAACCCGAAGCACGATGTCCACCGTCTTTTGGATGTTATCGGCAAGACCGCCAGGCGCACCGAATGACTCGGTGAATCGGTTGATAACCGGCACGACGTTAGCGTTGACGAAATTGATGAGTCTTTCGAGGATTGGAAGCAAGGCGAACCCGACCGACTCCTTCGCTTCGTCGAAGCCTACTTTGAGACGATCGAGACGACCCTGGAAGGTATTAGCGGCTGCGGCTGCCTGACCCTCGAAGGTCTGCCCTAATTTCTGGGTTATTTGATCGAATGAGAGGGTCGCAACCTCGGCACGAGATAAACCCACACCCAGACGCGTTAGACCGCCTAGATTGCCTTCCTGAGCCTTTGAAAGGGCTTCCGTGACCGCCTG